CTTGGGAGTATGTGTCAAGGTATACTGTAAGGGCGAAGACGCTCAGTCTCAGTTAGAGGCCTTGCTACAAGACCTGGAGACTTGTATTGATAACAACAGAGTTCTCCAGTATGATGGTTCAAACGAAACCACAGAAATTTTAATAACCAGCATCACAACAGATGAGGGATTATTAGACCCCTATGCAATAGGGGAAATAAATCTACAGGTCAGATATCAGGTCATGTAGAACTAATGCTGATTAACCCATCACAGATAAAGATCTAGTAAGGGTGATTTCAGCACACAGCCTTAAAGGAAAAAATTATGGCAGTTAATTTAATTAGAAATGCGAGAGTATTTTTCACAACCGGACTAGACTCAGTCACTGGTAAGATTTTACCAGCAACTGCTCGTACCGCAGCCAATACCTATGAGTTGCAACCACTTGATGGAATGAGTTTTAGTCAAAATACAACTCTAGAAACTGTAACACTAGCAGAAAGTGGTAGCACTCCAAGCCGTGGTCAGCGCAGTTTTGCAACCAGTCTAGATCCAGTAGATTGGAGCTTCTCTACATATATTCGTCCAAGAATGAGTGATGGTTCCGCCGCAGTTGCTGGACTTGACAGCGGCGACTATGTTCGCTGCGAAGAATCAGTACTGTGGAATGCAATGTTTTCAGCTGTTGCTGTTGACGTTAGCACTACTACAGCTCTACCAGCAACAACTAACGCAGCCTATAGCGAAACAGCATCTACCGGTACCACAAACGTTCCAGTATCTACAGTCACTACAGTAAACAGCAACTTAAACCAACTACTACGTTTTGGTTTAATTGTTATGTTTGATGACACAACTATCCTAATTCACAATTGCGTGGTAGATCAAGCCAGCATCGACTTCGGCCTAGATCAAATTGGTACTATTGCTTGGACAGGCAAAGGTACTGAATTAGAAGTTATGGGTACTGCTGGTACTGTGCCAAGCGCCGGTACGTTTGGTGGTGGGCTAAGCGGTGTCTTCACTCCAAAGTCAACAAGTGCCAAGTATATTACAAACAGATTGAGCGCTGTTCAGCTGGCCTCTACTGCTGGTAAGTATGGTCAGAGTGCTGTTAACTACGTATTCCCAATTACTGGTGGTAATATTACTATTGCTAACAATGTAACATATCTAGTACCAGCAGCAATGGGCACAGTTAACAAGCCTATTGACTACTACACAGGTACTCGTTCTATTACTGGTAATCTAACAGCTTATCTAAGAACTGGTAGTACTGACAGCGTAGGTCTAATGTCTACTCTGTTAACACAGGCCAGCAGCTTCGATCAAAATCAGTTCGCAGTCACACTAGGCCTCGGTGGCAGCATTACAGCACCAACATCTACAGCAATGGAAAACAAGCTAATTATTAGCCTACCATCAGCCATGCTACAGATTCCTCAAGTTAATACAGAACAAGTAGTTAGTACTACAATTAACTTTACAGCTCAGGGTGCTAACGGCAGCAATAACTATGACATTGATCAGAAGAATGAAATGACAATCTCATACTACGCCGGTCCAGCAGTATAATTTAATAACTAAATAAGTAGAGCACAACTAGTGCTCTACTTATTAACAACAAGGATAATTCATGACAGAAAACGCAAGTGGCTCACAAGTAAATTTATCACTAAAGAGCCTTTTAGTACCTAGTAAAACAGTCGAGGTTGATTTTCCTGGATTTAGTGGTTTTAAAGTTAAGTTGAGCTTCCTCAGCCGCGAGACCCTTGTCTCGATCCGGAAGAAGGCAACTAAAATGACGTTTAAAAATCGTCAACCAGTTGAAGAATTAAATGACGACCTGTTCCTACAATTATATGTACAGGCTTCTATCAAGGGCTGGAGTGGCTTTAAGTTGGCCTATCTAGAACAATTGGCTCCAGTAGACTTGGAAGGCCAAGACCTTGAAAACGAACTAGGCTATTCAGAAGACAATGCGCTTTTCTTAATGAAGAACAGTAGTAACTTTGACGCTTGGGTCTCAGAGCAGGTCACTGAACTGGGAAACTTTCAGAGCAGCAACGCCAAGAAGTAACCAACAGTCTAGAGTCTTACTTTGAAAATTCCAGACATGGAATGACAAAGGCTCAATATTTTGAAATGTGTGAATTGTTGGGTTCTGAGATTAAAGAATCAGAAATACCTGTTGAATTTGATGATCTACTAGTAGAAGTTCAAGAGGCCATGCAGATTTACGGCAATCTACAAGATTGCTGGGATTACATGGGCGGAAACTATATAGGAAAAAACTTTAATTATATAGAAACAGTATTTAAATTCTACAATATAGAGCCAGATCAATATAAGCAATACTATGACTTATTGATGACTATAGATCGTATACGAACCAAACAAATTCAAGACAGTAAGCCCAAAGATAC